ATTTACACAATGTATGTTGTGTGGATAATGTTGTGGTGGAAATTCACTATACTTTATATCAAAATCAAGTGAAACCTTTTTAGCATAACCATCAGCTCCATCTTTTTGTCCACCACTCACTATCTCTAAATTATCTCCAACTTTTTCTTTTAGTTTGAAGATAAAATCTTGTATTTTTCTTTTATTGGTGTAGCTTCTACTCCCTATAATCGCTATCCTCACCATCATTCCTTTTCTGTTTTTTCTTAACTGGTTTTTCTTTATCTGCAGTTACAAATTCATATGTTCTTCTAAACTCATCTAAACCTGCCAATACTCCATCTGGCCCACCACCATAAATCCAACTAAACCTTGAGTATTGTATACTTTTTGTATCATAGATTCTTCTTGGAATTATATCATACCAAATAAAATCTCTCTGTAAATCAAAAAATGTAGGTCTTACTATTGATTTATAATTTGAATGTGGTAATCCATCCCACATATCTGAAAACATAACAACATCTCTTGAATCTAACTCTTTCTTTTCATACCAAAAGTAAATAGATTTTACATGCATTGGTTTGAGAGTATTATTTATATCCTCTAATAAATCTAATTTACCTATTAAATCAGGTAAATAAAATCTGGCTGTTATATTAAATGTATTCATTACAAATCCTTACATAATCTACACTTCTTGTGTTTCTCACACTTCTGATAATCATTATCGATAATATTACCATCTTCATCGTAACACTCTTCCATAAACTCTTGTAACCTTGTGATAACTTTATTGATACTTGGTTTACCACTCGCTGGTGAAAACACTTGTATTCTTTTTTGGGGATAAGCTATATTCTCATATAGTTTTCTCTTCAATATTAAATATTCAATATCTATTTTATCGATAGGAATTTCTCTTTCTTTTGAAAAGAATTGTTTATATAATAATAACTGATTTGTTTTGTTTTTATCAGCCTTCATGTATTTGTTCCAACCCATTGTGGCTGTTTTGATATCGATAATCTTTACACGACCTGTAACTTTATTATGTAAAACTACATCCATGTACCCAACAAAATTTAAATTGTTAGGTAAATTATAATTTAACCCAACTTCAATACCTAACATCTCTGTATTCTTTTTAGGAAAATAACTATTTTTTCTCTTTAGAAATTCATCAATAATATTATTTCCATCTTGAAAGAACTCTTTCATCTCTTCTAATGTAACTTCAAAATCATCACCATGTTGTTCTTTTGATATCTTGTAGTTTTCTTCCATTCTATATTGAAGTATATCTTTTAATGGTAAGTTATCCGCTTCTTTGATTGTTCGTTCATAATAACAAACTAAATATGCTTGAATGGTTTCGTGTAGAGCGGTTCCAAATAAAGTATAGATGTTTCCATAAAATGTTGTTTGTTTATCAACATAATCTAATTTCCAAGTGTAAGGACATTTATCCCATTTGGCGAATTGTGAGTAACTTATTTTCCCCATTTTCCTCTTCCTACTATTGTAGCCATGATACCATAATTACTAACATCAAGATAAGCATCTTCCATAGGTTCACCCTCAACAGCATTTTCTCTACCACTTAATAGTAATGTTTTTAATCTTTGTAGTTTATCATTCATCCTAAACCATAAACCTGTGAGTGATAATTTAATCTCATCTGGTGTTTGTAATTGTGTACCAACTGAAATATTACCAGGACCATAATCATGTTGTTTATGTAAGAACAATCTGTATTGTTCCGCTTGAATCCTTTTAAACTCTGTGGTCATTTCTGGCCACTCTTTTTCCATTTGTTCTACAACATCATATTCATGTGTAGTGGATGTAGGATTATCTTTTATAATATTTGCCATATTATTCTCCAATTTATTATGTGTAAATATACGAAACTTTTGGTATAAAAGTCAAGTCTTTTTTAAACAATTTTATCGATGATACCATATTCTAAACATTGTTCAGCGTTTAGATATGTATCGTTTCTTTGAGTTAGTTCCCAAAATCTTTCATCTTTGTTGGTAACTTCTGCCATGAGTTTATTGATGTTAACTTGTAGCTTTTTCAAATGGTCAACACCTTTCATAACATCTGAAGTTTTACCAGCTTCAAAAGCTGAACCCTCATGAACCATGACGGTCGCGTTCTTACTCATTGTTCTTAAACCTGTACCACATGCTAATAATACTGAAGCGGCACTCATACAAGTTCCAACACAATGTGTATTAACTTGTACATCTAATCCTCTGATATAATCTACCAATCCCAACATAGCGTAAACATCACCACCATAAGAAGCAATACTTAAATTGATACTTGTTCTTGGATTTGTTCTCTGTAGGTAATCACACTTTACTATTGTTGAATACAAAGAATCTATATCAAACTCATAGTTCATATAAGTGGTATTTGTTTGTGAGTTAACACCCCATTCCATCTCTTTCATAAAAAATTGTTCTTCTTTTCTATAACTCATTACTTACTCCATATTTTTTTTAATTGTTTATCTTCCACACCATACTTCATGATGATTGTGGTTACTTGTTCTTTTGTTAAGATGTTAAGATAATCCTCAACTTCTCTCGTACTACATTGAAAGTAATCTACTAAGTGTTCCATAGCCCATTTCTCAATCTTAGATTTCTTCTTAGATTTAGTGTACTTCAAAAAGGTTCTACCCTTTGGAATTATATCAATATAAAACTGATATACATTTTTAGGAGCTAACTCCCAATATTTTTGTAACTCATTTACAACTTGTATCCAATCTGATTTCATACTAAGAAAACGATGAACCATGTAATTACTCCAAGTTTTTTTATCACCCTCTTCGAGTGAATCCCAATACATCGGATTTTGTACATTTGTAATTTGTTTTATATGGTCGAATAAATTTGCCATGAAATAACCTTTGATATATATAAATAGTTAACTTTATTTCGGAAATAGAAAATTTTTCATATCTTCGTAATATAATATTCTGTGGTTAGGATGTGTTTCGACTGCCGATTCCATATCAAGAGTGGCTCTAATAATTTCATCCTTATCTAATTCTTCACCTAATAATTCATAATAAGAATCAATTTGTGCATCTATATCTTTTCTTATTAATAAAAAAATCATATCGGCATAATTTAAAATTTCTGGTAAAAACTCTTTACTCTTTTCGTAATCACATTTCATACTTTTCCATTTAGATTTTTCCATAAATTTTTCAAACCCCATTGAATTAATAGTGTTCTTGTGTTTATTAAAATTAGGTTCGTTCCAAAACTCTTGACCTGTAATTTGTTCTAAAGTTTTTTTAAAGTTAGTTGAACCAACTCTCCAATGTGATAATATAACTATTTTTTTATACAAAAGTATTTCCCTCTATAACAAATACCATAGTAAATCTATCCGCTCCACTAAACTTTAAAACCCTATGTGCTGCAAAAGATGGAAACATAAGTAAACTTCCAGCTTTTGGTTTAACTTTTCCTTGTATAATCTCAAGTTCTCCACCATCGAAATCATCATTTAAAAATAATAATCCTGTTAATTTAAATGTTGTATCCATATTTCCATCAATACCATTTGCAAAATCTGAATGTAATTCTCCATCTGGTTCTTCTCCAACATTATAATACAATCCTATTGCACTTCTGAGTCCATCTATATCATACTTCCAATAAACTTGATTGGCTACTTTTATAGTAGTCCACACTCTATCGATTAACCATTGAAACTCTGTTTCATCTCCCTTGTCGTATATTGAGACATTAGTTTTTTTACTATTATAGTATTTATCCCAAACCTCTTTATTTTTCTTTCTTTTATCAAGTTTTGGATTCATACAACTTTCATAAATGTGTTCTCTTAAAAGTTCACATTCTTCTTCTGTTATAAAATTATCTTTAACAAGACTCCATCTAAAATCAGGATTCTTTTTTAAATGTGATGAGGCTTGAGAAACATAAATAGAATCTTTTCCATGTGTCTGTTTTACTTTAGGCAAAACTATCTCCTATGTAAAATTCTTGTATTGAATATCTTGGACCTTTTTGTAAAGGTGAAACTCTATGTGATAAAATTGATGGAAAAATAGTAATCGTTCCTTTTTTCTTTGGTACTGATATCCATTTTCCACCCTTATCTTTCATACCGAATTGTAAATCCCCACCCAAATAATCATCATTCAACATGATAATACCTGTAAGTTTTCTTTGTTGTCCATCGGTAGGATTCATATCTATGTGCCAAGTATAATGGTCACCTGTATCATATTGTATATATTTTAATTCACCCTCTGGTTTATCAATATGAAATTGAAATGATTTTTCATTAACAATTTTAACCATAGTGTACATCTTATCTTGTAACCAACTCCAATCTAACATTGGATTACTTCTATAATCATTTGGTTGTTCTAATAAATAACTTTCTTTTGTTTTTCTAATAGAATCAATCATATGGTTTTCTCTCTCTTCGGCTGAATCATCAACCACACAACCACCAACAATATCCTCAAAGGCATTTACTTCATTAATAATACCCAAACATTGTCCCTCATCTAAAAATGGTATTTGTACATATAAATTTTTCATCTAAATGTATCACCCTCCATCCAAGTTATAATTGAATATCTTGTACCTTTTGTGATTGGTGTAACTCTGTGTGATAAGAATGATGGGAACACCAATAAACAACCTTTACTTCTTTTACCTTTAATCAAATCATTACCCTCTTTATCAGTTAATCCAAACTCAAAATCTCCACCCTCATAATCATCACTATCACTTAACTGAATGATAGCTGTTAGTTTCCTCATTGAACATTCATGTCTACCATAATCTGTATGCCAATTGTAAGTTCCACCAATACCATACTTTAAGAATCTAAGTGTATCTATACTATCAATATCATAATTAAAATATTGTTCGTTGGCTATTTTGATTGCATTATTTACTTTAACGAAAAGATTTTCATCATGAAAATCAATGTTGAGTGTTTGTCTTACATTTTTATTGATGATACTATCTTCGTAATCACCAACTAATTCTCCCTCTTTTAATTTTTCTGTATCAAGGGCTTGAATTAATTTATCACACTCTATATCACTTAGATAATTCTCTCGATATATAACAAACTGAAACCTATCATTTTTTTTCATTTATCCTCTTAGAATTTCTTCGGTAAATTATGAACTAATACATCAGAACTAAAGTAGGTATCAATATCTTCTACATCTAAAGAATAGAATGTTTGATTTTGGTTAACTTCACTAACACTTGTTACCTCTATCCATGAACCATCTTGATTAAATAATTTATCACCATTTTGTAATTGAAATCCTTTAACAAATTGAAAAACACCTAATCCTAATCTATCTACAAAAACAGTCCCAAATTGTGGAACTTTGTAAGTGTTGTTAACAAGAAAATACAGACTGTGAGTTTGAGAACTTTTACTTACAACTACTGAACCACTAGCAAAACTACCTGATAAATCTGTAGCACTATAGTTTAAATAATTTAAATCTGAATCTGGCATTCCAATTGGTTGATATGATTTTACTACATCACCCACTTGTATATTTTCAACAACTTTATTGCTACCATCATACATTCTAATATTCGCACCCTCTGGTGTAGATGGACCTTCAAATGGTCTTAGTT